CAGTCGAGGCGCCTAAGTGGGCGCCCGAGCTCAAGGTCGCTGTGGCCGTGGGCACACCGAAGCAACGTCTGGCTGCGCTCGAGAGCAATGCCAACGTGGTGGTGACAAACTACGACAACCTGCAGTGGCTTGCACAACAAAGCCTCGGCACCTTCGCTGGCATTGTGTTCGACGAGCTCACGAAATTAAAAAACCCAAGCGGCACACGTTTTAAGGCGTTGGCCAAAGTGATTGATCTGCCCGTGCGTTGGGGCCTGACTGGTTCGTTCACCAGCAACGGCCTCGAGGATGTGTTTGGCCAGTGCAAGATCGTTGACGAGTCGCTGCTGGGCCGCAGCAAGGGCGCGTTCATGCAGCAGTACTTCGTGCTGGTCAACAAAGACTTCGGCGAGTGGGCACCGCGCGCTTCGTCGCTGCCGATGATCATGGACCGCATCAAGCCTGCGACGTTCGTGTTGGACGCTGGCGAATACGCCGACAAGCTGCCGCCCTGCCACCACGTCGAGATGCGCTGTAAGTTCAGCGACCGCGCGCCGTACGAGGCGATGAAGGCTGACTTTGTGGCGCTAGGTGTGACAGCGTTGAACGCGGCTGTTGTAACAGGCAAGCTGCAACAGATGGCCAGCGGCTTCGTGTACGACACGCAGGTGACCGCCAGCGAGGAGTACGGTAAGTTCGACACCGTACAGACGCCCATCTGGTTTAGCAGCCACAAATTTGATTTACTAGACGACTTAATCGAGGAGAACCAACATGCCAATACGATCATTGCTTACAACTACAAAGAAGAGCTGGCGGAGCTTAAGCGACGCTACAAGCACGCGGTCACCCTCGACGACGACCGCGCCATCGAGCGGTGGAACGCAGGCCAAGTCGAGCTTCTCTTGGTCCACCCAAAGTCAGCCGGCCACGGGCTCAACCTCCAGCACGGCGGATGCCGCATGGTCTTCGTGTCCCTGCCCTGGTCGCTCGAGCTGTTCGAGCAGACCGTCGGGCGCTTGCATCGTAGCGGCCAGCGGCATGACGTGTGGATCTACGTACTGATGACCGAGAAATCAGTCGATGAAAAAATCTGGGCAGCGCTGCACGACAAGCGCGCCATATCTGAAATTGCAATGGAGGAGCTGAAATGAAATCTCATGTTAAAGAAATCGCAAAAAACAAACATGATTGGCCTTTTCCACCAACAACAGGAGCAGTACCTTGGACTGCCAAACAAATCAAAGCGTACCAACAAGCGCAACGCGCGCAACTGCCAGAGGCACCGCTATGAGCGATGATGACATTGAAGTTTTGGCGACTGTAATGAGTTATTTACATTCCCGTGGCTTTACAAAAATGCAAATAAAAAATGCGGTTGATTGTTGGTGGAAAGTAAAAAAGGAAACGCTATGAGTAAAGAAGCAATGAAGCTGGCGCTTGAAGCGCTAGTGTTAAACAACAAAGAATGGAAAGCCTTGGCTGATTCTGGTGATTATGGCTGTTGGTCTGCTGAAGATCAAGATCATTACAAACAAGCAAACGAAGCCATCAAAGCCCTAGAAGAAGCACTAGCCAAGCAAGAGCAGCGATGTGAATACTGCGATGGCACTGGTGATGTTCACGACCAGACTGGTGAATGGCGTGGTGTATGCGTTTGCGAAGCTGGAGCCAAGCAAGAGCAGGGTGAGTCTGTGGCGATAGTTTGCAATAAAGGCCCAAAATTCCATCACGTAGCAATATTGACAGATAGTGGAAAGCAACTTGAAGACGGTGCAAAGCTCTACACCACACCACAACAACGCAAGCCGCTGACGGATGAGGAAATTGAGAAATGCTACGAAACAACAAGGCATTACCAAACACTACGGCCTCAAGATAGGTTTGCTGTGTTTGCACTTGCCAGAGCAATCGAAGCCGCCCACGGCATTAAGGAGTAAGACATGATGTATCAATGTGGAAGATGCGGGTTGTCAAGAGCATCAAGCCAAGAACCTATTGGGTCTGTATTGCCGCAATGTAAATGCCCATGGGAATTTACGCCACCAGTTATGCCACAACAACGCACATGGGTTGGTCTGACGGAAGAAGAAATTGAAAAGGCATGGCCGTTTGTTTTTAGGGCGCATGAGTTAAGCAACAAAGCCATCTACCAAGCCATTGAAGCCAAACTCAAGGAGAAGAATACATGAACACCGTATGGGCGAAAGTGCAAAGCTGGATGACGCCACCACCGCCAGAGCCGAAGAAAATACGCAAGCAGTGGAAGCGCGGACCAAGAGGCCCGATGAAAGCCCACGCAGAGTACACGATGGAACAGGCCATGCGTGACATCGACACAGGCGCAGCAAGGAAGAAAAAACGTGAAACGAATTGATCTATACAAACAGAAACTGAAAGCCGCAAAGGCTGAGCTACCGATGCGCAAGCGTCAGTACAACTCAGCGCAGCGATACCTGTCAAAGACCTTAGAAACCATCAACATACTGGAGAAGAAAATTGTCAACATGGCGAAGCATTAACCACACCCTCAGCAGCAAGACCGAAGCCGAAGTGCTTGAGATGCTGAATGAGGAGCGCAACGGAGCGAAGCGCATCACCATCCTCGAGCGCCTGCACCAACGCTACAACACCCTGCGCGTCGCCCGCGAGCGCATCGAACTGATGAAAGAAGCAACGAAATGATTGAAAAAATACGAATTTACTTCCGCACACCTAGCGCCGATGTGCTGGCCTCACGCGAGCTTGAAGAAGCCAAGCGCGAGTTATTGCGCGCAATGTCTGCGCAGGACTACGCCAACCGCATCGTGCAGTATCACGCAGACCGAATCAAACGCCTAACAGCGTACACAAGCCATGGTGTTTGAAGATACAGCCAATATCGTCGTGCTGTGCATCCTGATGGGTGCTGGCGTGGCGGTCACCATCGTCACCTTATTAGCTTACCTCGCCGCACTGGCGTTCTTGGAGGATCATTTTGATTAACGCATTCCACCCCGACTACATGAAGACGTATGAACCAAAGTTCATGCAGTCATTCCGCACGCATGAGGCCAACCGCCGCGCAGCCGAGACGCTGGCCAAGCATGTGTCTGCCAAGCGCAAAGAAAACCCAGCATACGGCTACGTCCACGGCGTCAGCAAGATACCGTTGGAGATGCGCGAGTTCCACGTCTACAGCAGAGCAGGTACCAAATGATTGATTGCCAAACTGTTGAGAAGGCCATCCACAAGCAAGTGGCCGGCACGCATTACAAAGACATGCCGATCCAGCCGGTGGAGTACATCCACGCAAACGCGCTGGGTTACTTCGAGGGCAACGTCATCAAGTACATCAGCCGCTGGCGCAAAAAGGGCGGCGTGGCCGACCTTGAGAAAGCCAAGCACTACGTCGAACTTTTAATTGAGCTGGAGAAAAAGAATGCCCGAATTTAAGACATGGGAACGCGAGAACTTAGACAAGTTTGCCTACGACGCGTACATGAAGCTGCAGGAACAGGAAGACCTGATCCAGCAGCTTACATGGGACCTCAAGGACGCCATCGAGGCGTACCGCGTGCTTATGCGGCGTGGTACTCAGCCTCAGTGAGGATACCAGGCTTGTACTTGTTCTCAGGCCTGTAGATCGTCAGCTTTTGCTGGCGCATCTCAGGCGCGAACGAGATGTGCATCCAGCGGCCGTATTCGTGAATCATCTGGTCAAACTTGATGTCAAGTTCTTCGACCTTGTGGCACAGCTGGATGGGCGTCAAGGTCGACGACGACACGTCAATCGCAAACCCGTCCATGTGCGAGCTGACCTTTGAGCCACCCACTGCGACATTGACGTCAGGCAGGCGCAACCAAGAGTTGATGCGCAGCGGGCCCGTAGCCTCACGCAGTGGCTCCAGACAGGCAGCGGCGTGCTTCATGTTGGCTAACTGCAGTTCGCTAGGCTGGTTGGGGATGCCCATGCGCGCAGCTGTCTCGCTGTAAGTGGCTTCTTCAAGCGTAAAGTGAGTTGAGAGGTTCATTTTGTAAACTTGTTGTAAAGGTCAATGCAAGAGTTCAGTTCGATGATGGCTTGGTCGCCGTCGGCTGTGATGGCGATAAGGTCGTCAGCAGTCTTTGGGTCAAGTTCGGCTCGCGCTTCTGGATCTCCGCCGGCAACGGTGGCAGAGCAACTGGCACGGATTGACAGGCGCTGAGCGCCAGAAGCGACGTCAGCACGCAGCTGGTTAATTTTCTGTTGGGCATCTAGTTTGTCCTTGTGGAGTTGGTCGGCAGCCTTGGCTACCTCGACAGCCCGCTCGGCCTCAATGCGCGCGATCTCTGCTTGCTGCTCAAGATAGGCTTGGTGGCGTCCTGCTGTGAAGACGCCGCCAAGTATCAAAACGGCCAAAACAATGGTGTTAAGGTTTGGCATCTGGTTTGGCTGTGAAGGATGAAATACCCAAGATAGCCGCAAAGGACAAATGCATCAAGCCACCGTTGACTAGCGTCAGGGGCGACCATTCGCGAAACGCGTCGTTGGCCGCTTGCGTTTCCCAAAACTGTACGATCGTGTACATGATGGGGAACACAATGAAATCGAAGACGCAAATTGCGCCGTAAATCTTACCCATCAATCGCTGAAATGCGTTCTTATCTGCTTCCGTCATCTTTTTTCTCCTTAAATTTCTCGCGCTCCTCCCGTAGTAGCACGATTGCTTTATCCACTTCCCGCTTGTTGCGCAGGAGTTGTGAATCCAACGTCATGAAGCGCAGTAACAGGAAGCACAGCACGACAGACAAAATAAAAATCACGATGCACAGGAACACAATTATTGCGTTGTCTTCGTGTTTAGCCATACGACACCCATCAAGACCCAAAAGTAACACACCAGCATGACGGACCAGAACCAGACCATGTTGCGGTCTATCTGGTCACTGCGGCGTTGCGCGGCCTTAGCTTGCGCGGCTGCTCGCTCACGTTGCTGACGCATCTTGCGGGCTGCTTGGCCAGCCTTGACCTTATCCTGCATCTCTTTGAATTGCGTCCAGATGGGACCAATCTGCCACGGGGCGTTGGTCGTCATGAGGGTCATCAAAGCAGGATAAGCAGCGTCGACTTCGACTTGCAACTGCGTCAGCTCTAGCACTTCTTTTTGGTCAATGATGTCCTTTCCGAAAACTTCAGCGTAACGCTTCTCTGTGAATGTTTTTAGGGTGTGGTAGCTGTCGAACCATTCGCCGACGTGTCCGATGAACTGCTGGACGACTTCGTCTTGCGTTGGGACGTGGTCGACCTCTTTCGCCACAGGCTTGGCGGCTTCTTTGGCGGGGGCGACAGGACTTGCGCTAGGTTTAGCAGGCGTACCCAGTAGACCCTTGATCCAACCCCAGAGTCCTGTGACTTCGGCGTAGATTTTTCGGGCATCTGCAACGCCGCCTTCAACGGTCTTTTTGACCTTTTGGATTTCGACTGTGCCTTCTCGAAGGCAGTCGCAGCAGTACTGGATGCCAGAATATGCTGCACGCATTGCTTGAAGCGCGAGCATAATTTCTGGCCCCACATTACAGGCCGATCAGTCGTTTGAAGAACTCAGCCGCAGCGCCAGGGCCGAGCAACACCGCGGCGAGCACCGCCCAGATGTAGTACTCGAGCTTGGTCATGCGCTTCTCACCGTTGTTGAGACTTTCGGTGATGGTCTGGTAGCGTTGAGCGCAGACGGCCTCATGTGTCTGCAACTTAGCTTCTGTGATGGTGATTAGTTCGCTCATGGTGCTAAGTTGTTGACGATAACCCGTGGAATTTTAGGTGCAAGAGCGTTGTACTTGATTGCTTCTTGAACCTGCTTAGCCTCAGCGCGTTGTTCAAGCGCCTCAGCGCCAGCTTTTGCAAGTGGTACGCGCAGCGCAGCCAATTTATCCAAACTCCGCTGAACAAAAGTAGAGGTGTTTGAGTAGTTAACGGCACCAGGCTTCTTAACCAGCGCGTCCTGAACTACGTCGCGCAAATCGAGCACATCATCACGGCCTTTTTTGCCGAACATGTACTCCAGCTTGCCCTCTTTGTCCAACGAATTGATGGTGTTGCGCAGCTGGTTGAACTGCACATCTTGCGTATCGCCCTTGGTGGCAATATCTTTCAAATGTTGGATGGTTTGACCCTGCAATTCCGACCATGCTTGACGGCCTTCGGGGCCACCTTTTTTAAGTAACAGGCCAACAGTGCGCAATTCATCTTTGCTGCCGTCAAGCACAGTAAACTTGAACACGTCGTCCAACGCCACAGCGCGGTCTGCGTAGCCAGCTTTTGTGCCAAGCAGCTTAGACACACGGTACGCGTCGTCAAACTCTTTGCCGACTTGAGTGCGCAGCTCACGTGCTTTGCGGTACAGATCGCCGCCAGCGCCTTCAGTCGACGCGTTAATCAAGCCTTTCAGCTCACGGCCGTATTCTGCGTTAGGTGTGCCAGGTTGCGACAACTTGTTGATCGCTTTGTAGATCGAATCCATACCGTCGATGGAAATCTGCCCCGTACCTTGCGGATCGTTCATCTTCAATTGGTCTTCAACCGCGCTCAAGATAGGCGCCAAAGTCTTGCGCGTTGTTGGGTCTTGCTGGGCGATGTAGTCTGTAATCTGCTGGTAAGGAACCAACTCTTTAGTCTCACCAGAAGCACGGGCGGCGTTGTACGCGTCGTCCACGGCCTTCTTCTTCTTGTCGTAGATGTCCACAATAGCTTTGTCAACAACTTTACCGACGTTGAGATAACCTTGAGGATCAGCGTACTGCGCGCCAGTCTCGTCAGCCATTTGCTGAAAGCGGTTTTTAATGGCCGCTTGCTGCTGTTCTTTAAACGCAGCCAAAGGTTTCCCTGATTCTTTCTTACCCACATCTGACTCAAACTGTTGCTGTTGCAAATCTTGCTTGAGTTCACCTTTAGTGAGCGGCACGCCCGTACGAGCTGAGCGTTCAGCACGCATGAGTTCTTCGCGAGTCGCAGCAGCACCGCCACCCATCATTGGCTGTTGATCTGGCGTGCGGGCCAAAGCATTGCGAACAGGTGCGGCAGCCCGCGCAGCAAGCGGTGCGGCTTGCGCGGCCAACGCGTTTAACGCAGGCGCGGAGGTTGCTTGCAATGCGGCGCCAGTAGACCCCATAGTTGGGGGCAGAGCACCCACAAAAGGCTCAGCCAATTTGGCTACGCCGCCAACAATTTCAGGGCCAACTTCCGTACGAGGTTGATAGAACTGCGCGCGGGCTTTAGCCGCGGCAGCTTCGCCAGCAGCGCGGGCTTCGGGCGTGCCTTGTTTAGCGGGGCTAGACAGCTCGCCGTACAGCGCAGCGATAGGCGCAACAAGCCCCGCGCCCATCTGGCCAGCCACAATTGCGGGGACTTCAGCGATACCACGAACATAGTCCGCCGCGCTTCGCTCAGTTTCTGGCGGCGCTTCACGACGCGCGTCTGGGATTTGCCCAGCCATATCTACAGGCGCAGCAGCGCCAAAAAGTTCTTTGGTTTTGGCGATAACCATGTCATCGCTGGCGCCCACAGGTCCGCGAATTTCACGGAGCGTGCCGCTAGGGTCACGCACTTTGTAGATTTGAGTTTCCATTATTTCACCACCGCCCATTCGCCTTCGGCGCTTCCGATGTTTTTAGCCCCTGGGCCAGCTTGAATCTTCATGGCTTGGATAGCCAAATCGCGCGCGCGTTGCTTCTGCGCGATAACTTTGTCTGATTCGCCAGCTTGCGGGAAGTATTTCTTTTCTTCCGTAGCAAATTCAGATGGAGCGATAGACGCGCCAGATTCTTTACGCAGCACAGCTGTAATAAAGTTTTTCTTGGCTTGCTCGTACATCTGTTGATTTTCGTTTGGACCACCCATAACGCCTGGCAACACGTTCATAACGGCGCCAGCACCTTCAGCCAATTTTTCACCTTGGAATGGTACGAGGGCGTTCAATGTGCCTTCAACAGCGCCTTTGATACGCCCGCCGCTTGTAGTGCCGCCTTTTTCTAAGTCGCGCAGCAACTTGTCGGACTCAAGCATACGCATACCGAATGCGGTGGCGTTGCCTTGTGACTCGGTCAGCGCAGTGCCTTTACCTTTAAGAGGTACGGGAGCCGCGCCGCCAGCAGCAGGAGCCGCACCAGCACCGCCAGCAGCAGGAGCCGCGCCGCCGCCGATCGTGACAGGGAATGCTTGCAACGTGCGTTTGTTGACGCCAACGATTGAGCCATCTTCTGCTTCTTTAAGTTCAAAGCCTGGGTTGGCTTTCTCAAAGTCAAACTTTTGTCGGGCTAGTTGATCAGCAATAGTAGCTGTCTTAGCAATCTGTGAGCCTTGAACCACTTGAGCAGGGCCACCACCGTACTTGTTTGTGGAGATAACACGTGTACCGCCACCAAAGTCTTGCGACGTGAACTGTTGTTCAAGGCGATCTTTAGCGGTCAAAAGGCCGCGCGCAGTTTTGATTTGCCATGCAGGGATGTCGCGTGGATCTTGAGGGACCGACGCAGCTAGACGTTCGGCAGTAGCAAGGTCTAACTCTTTAGAGTCTACTTTGCTTTTCAAACTACCAAGAATCTGATCGTGCGTGTCAAAGTTAATGATGTCGCTGATGCTACGCTCATACTTATTTTTCTTGTTCTCATACTCTAGCTTGTCAACTTCACCGCCGAGTTTGCGCGTCTCCATAAGAGACTTTTCAACTGCGGGCAGTTTAGAGCCCAAGTTGGCGCCAGCTACGTTTTGACGCAGTTTGTTAGCATCAATTTGTCCTGTAGCAGGGTCCATTGACGAAGCATACGCGCGGTTCAACGCGTCTTCTTGTTCAATAGCGCGGTTTGCCAGCTCGTTTTGACGCTGATACGCTTGAATTTGTTGTGCTTGCGCAAACTGATTCAGTGGGTTCTGAACCTCAATTGGCTTAATGCCAAGCGCGATGGATGGGTCGAGTGCCATGTCTATTCCTTAACCTTGCATTGGGCCAACAAACGCGTTAGAGCCTGGTGTGAACTGGCCATAGTTTGTGCCGTATCGATTGGCGTTCAACGCGTTCATTAAATTGTTGCCTTGGTTGTAGTTCAAATAAGAACTGACGCCTTGGTTGAACGCGTTGGCTTGGCCAACAGTACCCGCAGCCGACGCAGCAGCGCCGCCAGTCATCAAGTTACCAACATTGGCAGCGTTCGACGCCCCAGCATTACCAAGGTTAGTCGCCGTTGTTTGGCCAACGCCTGCCAACGATTGCAACGGCTGTAGTTTGGCAGCGCGTTCAGTTTGGTAGCGGTTAAATGCGTTGGTGTATTCTTGCGAGCCCATGTTCTGGCCGTAAGCCGTGGCAGCTCTGAGGGCGTTGCCAGAAATCAGACCGCCGCGGGCAGCAGCTTGGTTGTCCAACGCTTTTTGGCCTTCGCTTAAACGAAACGCATATCCTGGGTCAGCTTGAAACTGAGACATACCAAACGGCGTGTAATCAACAGCACTTTCAAGTTTGCCTAACGCGCGTTCGCCAGCCTTGAGCCAAGGCATTTGGTCTTCGCGTGTCTGCTGAAATTGCTCGTTTTGAAGTGCGGCGGCGTCGCGTGCTGCGCCAACTTGTTTATCTGCAGCTTTACCTGCTTGATTAGCGCTATAGAGCGACGTTGCTACGATTGCTGTTGCTACACCAGACATGGCGGCTCCTTTTGCTTAAACTCGATACCTGATAGCGACAGTGCTTGACGGTAGTCGATTGTAATTTCAGTTCCAATACTTCCACCCTTACAGCCTTCAATATCTGTAACCGCTACCAAATCAATATCGCCGTTAGGTAATAAACGCATTTGGGCGTTGGGGAAAATAGAGTGGTTGGTGAATCGGCCAGCCTGCGTGCGCTTGCCGTCGATTCTAGCAGGGCACACCACGTCGCCGGCCTTAATATCGGCGGTAGCAAACAAGCCCTTACCTTCTATTGGCGAAATGTCGACGCGAGTGATGGAGTTCTCTACCCACATTTGGTCGTCTTCATTTTCGGATTGTTGGCGCGCTTGTGAGTGCGCAATACCGCACTCTTCCAGCAGCAGCATGTAGTCGTTGCGGTCCGCCGCGCGGGACACGCTCTCAAGCGCAAACCGAGATGCTTGGTCATCGTGCCACTGTTCGCTCTTCTCAATAAAGAAATCTTCAACGGCGCTGGCGTCTTTCAAGTCAGTAGCGTAGACGTTTTGCCAGACCATGTCTTCCATGACGTAGCCGATCTTACGGCCTGCTTTGCCCGTAAAGATCATAGGAGCGGTCAGAATTTGCGTAGTGCCGTCATCTTTGGCGATCAGCACTTTGCCACGGATCATAACGTTGAGCTGATCAAACTTTTGGCGATGGCCAATAGCGATGGCGCCAGCAGGCATGAAAACTTCGCGAATGCAGATGCCTGGGCCAAAGTGATGGACAACAGGGCAGTCAACTTGTGGATGCGACAATAGCTCACGCTCAGCGGACTCGACGTCGCTGAGGGTGGCTAACGCTTGCTGCACAAGCTGAAGGTCCATTAGGTCACCTCACGGCCGCTGACGCGGATGTTGATTGCACTTGCGGTTCCAGCGATTGTACTGATGAAGTCGCCCGAACCCAACACTTGGCCAACTAATTCTGGGAAAGTGTAGACCTCGGAAGGCTGCAACGTCTTGGTCTTGGTGATCAAGTTGGTGTTACCAGCCGAGCCAGCAGTCGTCACCAAGTTTACGCTGATCGTGGCGGCTGACGCGCTGATGTTCGTGGCGGTGAACTTGTCGATGATGGTGGTCACGCCAGCAGCGGTGTACTGCGTGGTTTGCGAGTTCTCGGCGTATTTGGCCGGTACGAGGACTTTGACTGTTACGGTCATGGGTTACTCCAAAAGAAGGATGTTGTTTGGCACGTATTGTGTCATCAGCCAGTTAGAACCGTCTGACACAAGTGTCGCAGAATCACCTGCGCTTGCCAAGAGAATTGACGTGCCAGCAGCACCGCCAGCCAAGGGCACTACGTTTGACGACGCTGACACCAGCGTCTGTGTTTGGTAGTTCTGAAAACGTAGTACGCGGCCAGACCATGACGCAGCAGCAGGCAGCGTAGCCGTGCAGGTCGAGCCAGACTTGTTGTTAATCAACCAAACGTCAGTCGCTGCAACAGTAAAGTCGGCAGTTTTGGTGACAGGAGCAGACGGCGCAAAGTAGTCGGTGTTGACGACAGCAGCCGAAATAGCCGTACCGTTGCCCGTGAGCACGCCGGTAATTGAAGTCGTCAACGTAATTGCTGGCGTCGTTGTGGCAGTCGCCACAGTGCCGGCAAAGCCGTTGGCTGATACGACTGAAACACTAGTGACTGTGCCCGTGCCGTAAGGCAGTGCAGGAATGTCAGCAGCCACCAGAGCACGGAATGTAGGCAAAGCCGCAGCACCTGTCGTGGGGCCAGCCAGCACGTAATTGGCGGTCTTGACAGCGTAAGGGTTCTGCGTGTCGCCGTAACCTGACGCCAAACTGATGTCAGGCGCAGTGCCGCCAGAAGACGCAACAGGCGCCGTAGCCGTCACTGCAGTAATCGTACCCTGCGCAGGCGGCGGGGCTGAGTTCAGCGCGTCGATCTGCTTTTGCATCTCGGCAATCATCGACAGCAAACCAGTGTCTGTAATGCCCGCAGCTTCAATCTGCTTTTGCAGTTCGGCGCTCAGGTCAGCAGGGATTGGTTGTGTGCCAACTTCTTGCGCCAGTGCTTGCAAAGCCGCATCGTAGCTGGCGATTAGCGACTCAGGGCTTGGACCCACGTCAGGGTCGTTGATGTACGCGCCGGCTGCATTGCTGAGCGACACAAAGAACATGTACCACGCACGGTCGATTAGGTTCGTGCGTGGGTCAACGAGAGGCACCCGTGGGGGCGTGACGGGCGTGTTAAGCATTCGTGCCGCTGAGTATCAGCTCAGCGCCCGTAATGGCAATCTTCACAGGGTCAGTGCCCGACAACTCATACACGCGGTCGCGCAACTTCAAAGTCATGCCCATGCGGCGCCAGAACACGCGGCGGTAATACTCGCCGATCTTGCCCATATCGGACCAATGTTCGTTAGACCACGTATGGCCGCCATCATCAGACCAGCGCAGCATGACTTGAGGGTTGCTGCCTTGGCCGCTGTTGGTGCCAGTGCCTGACTCGCACTCGAGTTGCAGGCTGTGCTGCGCAGTGCGCTTCAGATTGTTTGTGCCTTGAGGTAGCGCGCGCCATGTGCGCAACCACTTTTGAGTTTCGCCATTGTCAGAGAAGTCGTCCAGATCAAAAGCGTAGATGTTACCGTTCTCAAAGTCACCCACGATGACTTCACTGTTAAACGCCATCTGGCAGTTGCTGCGGTGGCGTGTAAACGCACCGTTGACCCAGCCAGCGCGCTCATGCCAAGCACCAGCAGCAGCGTCGTACACCCAAGTGGTGTTGGCTGTCGGAAAGATCAGCACGTAAAACGTGTGGCCGTCTTGCTGATATGAGTAACCGATGGCGTCAGTCATGTCGCCGTACTGCTGAATCTGCCATTCGACGGCGTGCGTTGACACGCGTTTGCCGGTGTAGCCTTCAGCGCGGTAGACGATACCTTGGCCGCGGCGATCACGCCCCAACCAAAAAATGCTGTTGTCGAGCTTAGCAACCGAGTAGGGCGCAGCGCAACCCAGTTCGTTGAAAGCGCCTTGAATGCGTTCCAACGGAAAGCCTGGATTGCCTGGGTCGTACCACACTTCAATGGAATTGGTACCAAACGCCCAAATCTCACGGAAGTTGGACTCAACAGCGATCAAGCCGTCAGGTGAGCCTTCGGTGCTGGCAAACGACAGCGGGTCGATGGACGTGCCGTCCAGCAGCGCGGTCACCCACAGCAGCTGGCTGTTAGGCTGATTGAACACGAAATAGCCGTCAATATACGCCACAGTCACCGCACCAGGGAAGTCAGCGTCGGTGATCTGACCAAACGCGCCAGTCGTGTTGTTGTATATGTAGCTGGGGCCGTTGCAGGCGATGAACAGCTGCGTACCGTTGTCAGCCATGCTGACAGGGCCAGTGCCCAATACATCGCCAATTTTGGTGGCTGCGTAGCTATTGTTGATTTTGTACAGCTCAGTGCCAGACACGACAAACGCCGTGCCGTCTTGCGCTGAGAACGCCCACAGACCACGGATGGGGCCGATACCCACGGTAGCTTTCTTGTTCAGCCCAGGCGCGCGGTTTAGAAACGCAGGCTCTGTGCCGCCCTCGGGGATGACCTCTGGGAACAGGTTGACCATGCGTGAATCCGCAGCGTTGACGCTGCGGGCCACGTAGCTGGAGCCGAGGATCGGGGACTTCATCAGTAGTTACCGGCGTAGATGTTGAAGCGTTGACGGTTGGCAACCAAGGCGTATGGCAGCGCCATTACGTCGTCGGGGTTGTTGATGCGCTTTAGATCGCGCTTGCTAGTCATAGCGATGCGCATGACCTGTGGGCTTGGCTCAACGCCAAACTCAGGTGCGATTTCCATTGCCAAGTTGTACGTGAACGCACGCAGGTAACCTGGCGGAAAATACAGATCCGTGGCCAAAGTCGCTGGGTTGTCCAGCTCTTGGACCGACACAAAGTGCCACTCTAAGTCTTGCGTAGGGCGTGGGTAAATGTAAATCTCAGCATCAGGATACGTCATGTTGACGAAGATCACTTGCGGGTATGTAGACGTCACGGTCTTGACCGCAATGCCGTTGTACTGCTGCTGGTTGATAAACTTGATGCCGTACGACACGCCATTGGGTGCTTTGAAGTACGTAGCATCGTCAAACAGGACTGGACGCAAGCCGACAAAGTCGCCTGATGGACCCAGCGTGCGCTTGAGCTCGCCAGACGGCCATGTGAAGATTTGGTCTTGAGTAGAGAAGACTGACAGTCGTTCGATGTTCCACGACTCAATCATCTGATTGAGCGCCATCAAAGCGTCTTGGGACATGGAGGCAGACGGCGTCTCACCTTCGGCGAGGATGCCGAGCAACCTGAAAGCCCGATTGATCTGATCGCCAGCGGTGTACGTGGTCATGTTTAAACCTCTTCGGTAGTCACTTTACGACGGCGCTTAACTTCCAGCACGTTCACGGGAGCCGCTTCAGGTTCCGAAGGCGTGTCAGGATTATAGCGAGTCCAGCCGTTCTTTTCATCAGCTTCAGCTTCCAAATCCATAGTTGCCACTTTAGCGCCGTGGAGGGGGTGTGTTAGGTAGATGACCATGAGTTAATCCAATAGCCCGTAGACTTGCAGACGAGATTCAAGTTCGGTTACACGGGTTTGCAAATTTGCAATTACCGTCAACACGGTTTGACCTTCATTAGCAGACGCAAAACCAAACGGGGTTGTTTGTGTCAAATCTGCGATTACGTAATCGTAAGAAACAGGCAGTTTGGCGGTAATATGAGTCAGACCAGTCGTAAGTGCAGCAGCTTTAACGACAGGTTGTTTACCAAAGAAACCAGCAGTACCACCAGAAGCGCCGATAATTGCAGCATCAAGTTGAGGGTCTTCAAACGCAATACCGACAGGTTTTGTATTTGCCATAGTATTCTTTCAAAAACAGGGGCCAAAGCCCCTGTTTGGTTTAGCCGATGAGCCAAGCCGAGCCGTTACAGAAAACTGGAACGACATAAGAACCACCAGCAGCAACAGAAGCGCCAATACCAGCGGTATAGGCAGCGTTCGAGTCGCTAACAGCAGCACGTGTACCAGCCAAAGCAGTAGACGCAGTAGGCAAAGTAGCCACTGTGTACAGTTTGTACTGGATAGTGTCAACAGCGGGATCAGCGTATGCTACGCCGACAGCTTTAGTGTTTGCCATGATTTTTCCTTAAAGAAAGGGGCCGAAGCCCCGTTCAGATTTAGGCAATGCGGTATGCGGTCCAAGCACCATCGCCTGTTTTACGGGCGCGGAACTGAGCAGAAGTAGCCTCGGTCACAACAGCGTTACCAACAATGGTCCAGCCAGTGCCGACAACCAAAGTCACGTCATCAGTTGTAGCGTCAGCGTTGATGACGATAAAGTCAAATGCTGCGTTTACTTTCTGTGCGCTGCTGATAGATGTTTCCAAGTCAGCAACTGTAGGCAATGTCAAGTTGCCAGCAGTGCCGTTGAACACGAACAAGCCAGTAGCCAGTTGAGCCGCTGTAGCGGTTGCGCCAGCAGACAAAGAAGTTGGAGCGCCTTGAACAATCAATTGTGCTTCAGAAGCGTTGCCATCACCGAGTTGATAACCACCTGCGCCGTTAGGGAGTGCCATAATAAATTTCCTTAAAAAAGATTAAACGAAGAAAGGGGCCGAAGCCCCGTTTCAGATTAGCCCCACAGACGAACGCCCATTTGAGGACGGATCGTGCTGTAGCCGTACAGAACGTCGATACGGCAAGGCAAACGGTCGTTGTTGATGTCGTACTGACGCACAACACGCAAGCTGATACCGTTGTGAACAGCGCGAGAAGCCATGTCCACACCTTGTGGCAACAGCAAGTCGGCAGTAGCGAAGGTGATCGCATCTTTGTGGTACACCAAGTTTTGAGCGTACTGAGTAG